TCGACCAATTCGAAGCAGTTTTGGCGACCAGTGACGCGGACGAATCGGAATTGTCGCAAGAGGACGTAGAGGAGGCGGCGCGGGCGGCGATTGAGCTGAACGATCTGAAGGCGGCGATCGAGCTGGCGCCGCACGTCGCTAAGCTGCCGAAGCTGGTCCAAAATCTGATCACCATGCGTTTCAGGACGCATTTCGGCGATCGATTTCCGACGAAGAATTTCGAAGCGATTTTGCGGGACGCAGAACGGAAGCCGGTCTTCTTTTCTGGACCGCCTGGCGGCGGCAGTGACAGCGATACGGCATTCGACGGTCCGGACCTGACCGGCGATCCTCTGACTGATTCCGGCAACGGTGAGCGCTTTGTAAGGATGTTTGGCCACCTCGTGCGCTATTGCATCGAGATGGAGAAATGGCTCGTTTGGGATGGGAAGCGCTGGTCAATTGACGATCGAAAGCATGTGACGCAGCTCGCCAAGCGGACGGCCCGACGATTATATGAGCAAGCGCTCCAGAACGGAATTTTGGAAAAATGGGCTCGGAAATCTGAGTCAGCCGCGGGCATCGAAGCAATGCTCAAGCGAGCTGCGACGGAGCCGGGCATTCCAATCTCAGCGAGCGAGCTGGACCAACATCCATATCTGTTGAACTGCCCCAATGGCGTCGTCGATCTGCGATCAGGACAACTGCTCGATCACGACAAGAAGTACATGATCACAAAGCTATGTCCGATCGCCTATGATCCAGAGGCGAAGGCCGAACGGTTTTTGCAGTTCGTTCATTGGGCGATGGGCGATACGAATCCCGATGCCGAACCGCCAGCGCGGACTCTTCGGCTGGTTTCCTTTTTGCAACGAATTTTCGGCTATTCGCTTACCGGTGATGTGAGTGCGAAGTGTGTCTTCATTTTCTACGGCCATACGGCGAACAATGGGAAGACGACGCTGGTCAATGTTTTCAAAGACATCCTCGGGGCCGATTATGCGGTGATGCTGAACATCAAGTCGATCATGACGGCTCGCGGGAACGAAGCTGGATCCGACCTAGCCGATCTTCGCGGTGCGCGGTTTGCATCGGCTTCCGAATCGCAAGATGGGGACTCGTTCAACGATGCGATTTTGAAGTACATCACGGCCGGCGGTGGCGAGATTAAGGCTCGGCGGCTGTATGAGAATTTCATTCGATTTCCGCAGACGCATCACCTGTTCATCGATACGAATCACAGACCGCGCGTGAAGGGTTCGGATAAGGGCATCTGGGATCGGCTGAAGCTCATTCCATTCGATTCGCGGGTCGAGGACTCGCAACGCGATCCGGACTTGAAGGACAAGCTCGTCGCCGAGGCCTCCGGAATCCTCGCGTGGGCCGTGCGCGGCGCGATGGACTGGATCGAGCGGAAGCGGCTCGAGGAGCCGGAAGAAGTCATGAGCGAGGTTCGTGCGTGGCAGGAGAGCGATGATCCGTTGCGTGAATTCCTCGATGATTGCTGCGAAATCAGCAAGGACCCGGACACGTTTGTGCGGCAATCACAGATGTCGGCGGCCTATATGTGGTGGTGTAAGCAGAATTCGGAGCGCTTTCCGATCGGTCGAAGCTCATTTCGCGAGCGGATGTTGAACAAGGGTTTTGAGGAGAGCCGCGGGCGTCGTGATCACGAGAATCACCAGCTCCGGACGTGGGAAGGAATCGAGCTAAAAGATGAAGTCTTGACGGAAGTGCTCGCGTTTGAGAGCAAACGTCGGAGCACAGAACCATTGCTTAGCTAAGTCTCCTGGCGCATCGCAACTTGAGCGTGTGACGCGACAGGATATTTCTGTCTTCACGCAAAGGTGAAAAGTGAGGCAATGTGACGTGAAGTCGTGTCACAAAACGTTTTCGCGTCACATCTCGCGTCACAACGATCTATCGCCATGATTCAGAAAGGCGAGCAGATGTTTTCCACAATACTGAGCCTTTTTATTAACTGATTGATATCTATAGATTGTGACGTAAGTGACGTGAGGATGCGTATATGTAAAGTATTTTTGAGGCTCGCTATGTATAGGACTTTTGAAAAAGCACGTCACTCGCGTCACGGCGTCACTTGCCGCGCTTCTTCCAGCTCGGCCCGCTTGCGCCGTGGTGAATCGAATAGCCGGGGCAAGCGCCGCTGGTCTTTCCGGTCGAAGGGCATGGATGGGTAACTCGGAAGTTCTGCGTCTCGCGTCGATGCTGTTGTGTTCTGGTCTGACGGAGATGGGATCTCCCAGATGCAGCGATCGGCAGGAATGAGAGCAGACACATCGCGATGGCTTTCATGCGGGTGATTATCGCGTAGTTGTCTAGCAAATAGCGCTAAGTCTTTTCTGATGAACCTCAGGTATTTGGATAGATTGCTCATCTTTACAGGTGGAAACTTCGCCGGTATGATTCAGTTTCCAGTTGCCTGACATGTATCGAGGCGACGGGATTGCGGACCGCCCACCGCATCGCCAAATGGTCGTGCAATGCTCTGAGCGAGCCATATCGCTACAAGCCAAACGTGTGTGCCAAGTCGATCTAATTCGGAATGCTCCCGAGGATGCGCGGTTTATTCTCGTCAAGCGCGAAGAGCCAGTTGAGACCATCGGAAGGAATCAAGCAATCGCATTGGTTGAACGGTATCCCGAGCGTTTTCAGGTAAGTGCGCGGCGCAAGAAACGCCTAGCGATTGTCGAGCAAGACCCTTCGGCGTGGCATTGCTACCGCGTAGATGAAGCGGCGGTATATCCGCCGTGGCCAGGCAACGTTTGAGTAGCGGGTCCTTCCTGGAGTGTAACCCTCCGCAGGTGGATTGTTTGCGCGGGTTTTTTAGCTATGGGGTGGAAATCGGAGTTTCCGGTGTTGGCAACGGGTTGTCTGTATGGCGTCGGCTAGGGAAGTAGCAGAAGCGCTAGGATGCACGCGGCAGAACGTCAACAAGCTGGCGAAGAAGGGCACGCTCACGCGTGAGCCCGATGGTTCGTTCGACCTCGAAAAAGTCAAAGGCCAGTACGCGGCAAATGTTCAGTACCACCAGCAAAAGCGATCGCGCCAACAGAAGCCGCCGGCCGAGCCGCCGGCCGAGCTGGCGCCGCGCGAAGACTCGATGCACGAGGCCGAACTTACGCAGGCCTGGCTCCGCGTGCATAAGATGCAACGCGAGGAGATGGAGCGGTCAGAAAAGCTGGTGCCGGCCGACGACGTCGAACGGATTTGGGGCGAAATTACGGTTCAGATCCGAAATCGCATGATGACACTCCCCGGAAAACTGGCCCCGCGATTGGCAATGCTGAACGACGCGCGTGAATGCCAAGCGCTGCTCGATCGCGAATTCCGCGAGGCGTTGAGTGCAATGGCGCAGGAGCTGAGCAATGCAGCCGCGTAACCGCCAGGCGGTCCTTGCCGCGGTTGCGGCCGTCGTCGCTCTCGGATCGCAACGAACCCAGGCGATGGCCGCTCGGGCGTGCGCATTGCTTGCGCCTCCGCCTGAACTGACTGTTTCGAAGTGGGCGGACAAATATCGCCGGCTGAGCCGTGAATCGTCGGCCGAGGCCGGCCCATGGCAGACGAAATCCTTCCAGCGCGAGCCGATGGATTGCGCGGCCGATCCGCGCGTGCGACGGATCGTGATCAAGTCGGCGACGCAGATGCTCAAGACGGCGACGATCGAGAACGCGATCGGCCGAAACGCCCATCTCGACCCAGGTCCGATGCTCGTGATCCAACCGGGCGACTCCGACGCGAAGGGCTTTTCGAAAGAGCGCATTGCGCCGATGATTCGCGATACGCCGGTGCTGCGGGCGATCTTTAGCGAATCGAAATCCCGCAGCTCATCGAACACGATCACCGAAAAACTCTTCCCCGGCGGGATGCTCGCGATTACGGGCGCCGGCTCGCCTCGAAATGTGGCTCGGCGAGCGATTCGTTACCTGTTCTGTGACGAAATCGACAAGTACAAGCCAACGCAGGAAGGGAACGTGGTAGCGCTCGCTCGGAAACGCCTTGCGACATTTCGGCACCGGTCGCTTGAAATTGACACCTGCTCGCCAACGGTCGATGGATCGGAGATCGATCGCGCATACGAAGAGTCCGACAAGCGCGAGTTTTACGTCCCGTGTCCTTTCTGCGGCCATTACCAGTCGCTCATGGGCAAGTTTCATTCGCAAGTGAGATGGAGTCAGGCGGCGGGATTGACAAACGAGCAGCGGGCTCGAACGGCGCTGTATTACTGCGAGCGCTGTGATCTGCCGTGGAATGACGGCGCCCGGCAGGATGCGGTCGAGCGCGGACACTGGCGGGCGAATGCGCCGTTCTCGGGCGTCGCGGGATTCTGGATTTCCGAGCTGTACTCGCCATGGAAGCAATTGTGGGAGATCGTGCTCGATTTCCTAACGAAGAAGTCGAACGCGGAAGATCTGAAGACGTTCGTTAACACATCGCTAGCGGAGAACTGGAGCGACAAAGGCGAGGCCCCGGCGGACGAGTTGCTGTATGAGCGTGCGCACAGGGAGAAATATCAGCGCGGAACGGTGCCAGCGAACGGATTGTTCTTAACCGCCGGCGTCGACGTTCAGAAGGATTATTTGCAAATTGAAATCGTAGCCTGGGGCCGCGGCAAGGAATCCTGGTCGATCGATTACCGCGTTCTTGAGGGGAATCCGCAGCAACCAATGGTCTGGGAGTCGCTTGCTGAAGTGCTCGGCGAGACTTTTCCGCACGAACGTGGCATCCAGATGCCGATTTCCATGATGGCGGTCGATACGGGGTACTGCCCCAATGACGTTTACGCATGGGTGCGTGAGCGTGGTGATCGCGCCATGGCCGTGGACGGCCGTCCGACTGGCAGCGTGGCGGTGGGGTTTCCGTCATTGGTCGACGTGACCGTCCGCGGTCGGAAAATCTCTAACGGCGTGAAGCTGTGGCCAGTCGCGGTCTCGCTGCTGAAGAGCGAGCTATACGGGTGGCTGAACCAGTCGGCGCCGACAGAAGAGCAGCTTGCGACCGGAGAGCTATATCCGGCGGGTTACAGCCACTTTCCGCCATACGATGCGGAATTTTTCAAGCAGTTGACGGCGGAAAGGCTTGTGACGCGGCTCATCCGTGGCTATGCCAAGCCAGAGTGGCAAAAGACGCGAGCGCGAAACGAAGCGCTGGACTGTCGCGTTTATGCCCGCGCGGCGGCGTGTCGCTTCGGGCTCGATCGGTTCCGTGAGGAGAAGTTCGCGGAATTGGAGGAGCGTCTAGCGCGACGCGAAATGGTCGCGAAATCCACGGTGACGATGCCGTTGTTCTCGGATGACCCGTACCTTTCCTGAGGAGTCAGGAGTCAGAAAAATGAAAATCGAAGCAAAAATCTGGTTCGTGATCGCCATGTTTACAATGGCGGCGCTCTCGTATCGGCCGGTTTCCGCGCAGCAGGGTGACCCGCGGTTCGCTAGCTTTCAAAAAGAAATTGATCCGATGTTGGTGCCGGCCGTAGATACGGCTGTCCCGGGTATCTCGGCGACTGTCTATGTGAACGAGATCACGCTGACGAATGTTACGGGCGGCGATGTTACATGCTCGATTCTCGATCGCCAAGCGACGCCGCGGGCGGTATTCAGCAATACGGTTCACCCCGGGGTCTACATTATGCCGTTCAAGGGTCGAAAGATGCCGAACGGCATCACGTGGTCCTGCACGGGCGGCGGGACGGCGGTGGTCGGATACATCTTCTATTCGGCGGGGCGTTATTGATGCCGAAGAAAATCACGCACGTCACGCCTGAATATCTTAAGGTGCCTGTTGGTCTGGAGTTTAGCGGGAAATTTCCGCGTGCTTTCGGCGCTTCGCCATATCGGGCAGCGCTTGAGGATTTGGCGGAGGGCAAAGCTGAGGCGGCGCGATTCAACGACGCCACTCATGTCCGGACAGCGCTCAAGAAATGGGCGGAAAAACTCAAGATTTCAGCGGAATACGCCAAGCAAGGCAATTTCCTCTGGGTTCGGGTTGACGCGCGGCGCCGTGCTCCCGTCGCCGAAAAGAATGATCTTGCGGCCGCGATTATGAAGGCCGTGGGGGAAGTTCCGCGAACGACGGCAGAGATCGTGGACCGAGTTACGAAGTTCCTCTTCACTGAGGCGACTGTCGAGCAAGTCCGCACAGAAGTGAGAAGGCTATTCGCGGCGGGGACGATTCGCAAGACAGAAGACGATCTGAAATATACGACAGCGGGTAAGCAGCGTGGCTGATAACGCCACAATGCTCGCCGAGGCACAGGCGGCGCTGCATTCGCTCATGACGGGGTCGCGAATCGCGGAGATCACTAATCCGAATGGCGGAAAGGTCTCATTTGCTGCGGCGGACGCGGATAAGCTTCGCGCGTATATTACGCAACTCCAGCAAGCGAGCACGACGCCGCGGCGGTCAATTTTTGTTGAATACGGGCGATGAAACCTACGCGCAGACTTAAGGCTTTATCGGAGCCAGTTTCCCCGGCGATTATCGCGAGCGCTTGGATGCCAGAATCGGCCCACATGGCCGCCTCGCTGCGATCGCGCGAGTTGGCTGGATGGGACCCGGTCTCGGGTTCGGCAGATGCCGATTGGCTCTTCGATCTCGGCGTCGCCAGGGCGCGATCGCGCGACCTTTCCCGGAATCACGGTATTGCGTCAGGCGCCCATCAGACGCTTGCGGACAACATTGTCGGGACGGGTCTGCGCGTTGTGCCGACACCGGATTACCGGGCGCTCGGGAAAGATAAAGTTTGGGCCGATGAGTGGTCGAAAAACACGGTCTCCCGCTGGCGAGCCTATGCGGAAACAACGGAGTGCGACGCATCAGGACAGTCGAACTTTTATGGGCTCACATCGCAGGTTCTTCGGGGTGGGCTGCTAAACGGGGAGTCGCTCGCGCTGCCGTTATGGATCGACGGCCGCGGAAGATATCGGACGAAGTTCCAGATCGTGGAATCCGATCGCCTGAGCACGCCATTCGGACAGCTCGACGGGCCGCATATGCGCGGCGGGATCGAGATTGACGATTATGGTCGACCGCTCGCCTATTGGTTGCGTAAATCGCACCCTGGCGACATCTATTTGAGCTTCGTCCTGAATGTGATGGATTGGGAGCGAATTCCCGCGGAGACCGGCTGGGGCCGGAAACGCGTGATCCATGTGCACGATAAAGAGCGCACCGGACAAAGCCGCGGAAAGCCGATCCTCACTCCGGTTCTGACTCAGTTCAAGATGCTCGATCATTATCAGCGGACCGAGATTCAGGCTGCCGTCGTGAATGCGATGATTGCGGCCTTTATTGAGACTCCGCTCGATTCTCAGGGCCTGATCGAGCTGTTCGGCGGCGATGTGACGAGCCAGAAATATCAGGCGTATCTGAATCTGCGCAATGAGTATCGCACTCCGCTCAAGGGCGGCGCGGTTGTGCCACTTGCGCCGGGCGAAAAGCTTTCTTCTTTCACGCCCGGTCGGCCGGCCACTGCATATTCGATGTTTGTCGAAAGTTTAATGCGCCACATCGGCGCCGGCATTGGACTCCCGTACGAGCTACTGCTGAAGGATTTTTCGAAAACGAATTATTCCAGCGCTCGCGCGGCGATTCTCGAAGCATGGCGTTTCTTCCTCGGCCGCCGTTCATGGCTTGCGACCTTGTGGTGCACGCCGGCATATGAGCTTTGGCTCGAAGAAGCCATCAACGCCGGCGAAATTGAGGCTCCGGGGTTCTACGATAACCGCTTCGCCTACACGCGATGCCGTTGGATGGGACCTGGCCGCGGATGGGTAGATCCGATGAAGGAAGCCCAAGCGATGCAGATCCGGATGCAGACGGTCTCAACGCTCGAAATCGAATGCGCGGAGCAAGGGCTCGATTGGGAAGAGGTGCTCGAACAGCAGGCCGTTGAGATGGCGAAGCGGAAAGAGCTAGGCCTTCCCGATCCCTGGATCGCGACAAGTCGGCAGCCTTTACAGCTCGCGCAGGCGGAAAACGAAGAGGAAGCCGACAAGGTCACGGACCCCGTCCCGGCACAGGAGAAACAGGCCGCATGAAAAAACCAGCGATTAGGGCGTGGACATATGTCGCGGACCGGCCGTGGGCGATTACTCACTCCGCGCTGCAGCAAATTCTCGATATTGCGGCTCGTGAGAACCCAGACTGGGAGGCGGTCGCGGCGAAGACGGGCAAGCTGCTCGAATCGACCTGGACGGTCCAGGTGCGGGATGGAGTTGCGATCGTGCCAGTTATGGGGCCGATCTTCCGATACGCAAATCTGTTCACGATGTTTTCGGGCGCGACGTCCGTTGAGGACTTCGCAACCGACTTCCAGGCGGCGCTCGATAATCCGGCCGTCAAGGCGATCGTGCTCAATATCGATAGCCCTGGCGGCGAGATCACCGGCGTCAATGAGTTGGGAGCGATGATCGCGCGGGCGGCGGAAGGGTCGAAGCCGGTAATCGCTTATGCCGGCGGGCTAGCGGCTAGCGGCGCCTATTGGCTCGCGAGCCAGGCGCAGAAGATTGTCGCGGATCCGACCGCGATGATCGGCTCGATCGGCGTGGTAGCGACGATCCGCGATTCACGCGAGAAGGATGCGAAAGCGGGGATAACCACCTATGAGATCGTGTCGAGCCAAAGCCCAAACAAGCGGCTCGACCCTGCGACGGATGAAGGCCGCGCGGCGATGCAGGTAATCCTCGACGACCTGGCGTCGGAGTTCGTGGCGGCCGTCGCGCTTGGCCGCGGCGTGAGTGACGAGACAGTTCTCAACAATTTCGGCAAGGGCGGAATGATGACCGCCAAGCGAGCGATCGAGGCCGGGATGGCCGACGAGCTGGGCTCGCTTGAGGGCGTCCTTGCGCAGCTGGCATCGCCCGGTTCGGAGGCGGGGCCCGCGATCAAGTTTGGCGGAACCGCCAAATCCACAGAAGGAGGCCTTATGGCTGATGAGAAAACCCCCGCGGTTCCGGCCGCGGTGGATGAAAATGCCGTACGGATGGCGGGCGCTAAAGCAGCGACCGACCGGATTGCGGCGATCTTGGAGTGCGACGAGGCAAGGGATCGGCCAACGCAAGCGAAGGCTATTGCGCTCGATACGGAACTGACCGTCGAAGCAGCGAAGAAGCTGCTCGCCGCATCGCCGAAGGAGACCGCGCCCGCAGCCAATGCGCTGCAGGCGGCAATGAGCCACCTCCCGAATCCGAAGGTTGGGGAAGGCGCGGGCGCTCAGGACGAGGAGAAGACGCTAATTGCGGGCGTCTTGCAATTCGCAACGAAAGCGAAAGGAAAGGCGGCCTAACCGATGCGACTATTTGACTTCTTGACGCGCGGACCGTTGATGTCGAGTTTCACGGACCCGCTGGCTTCATACAGCTCGACGGCGTTCACGCCGGACCGGCTGTTAGTGGACACGGACGATCTGCTTTCGCGCAAGGTGACGGTCCTGACAGGTCAGAACCTTGTTCGAGGGTCGGTGATCGGCCAGATCACTCTCGGCGCCGCGGTCGCCGCTGCGAAGGGCGGCGGAAACACCGGTACGGGGACCCTCGTGATGGACGGGGCGACGCCGATTCTCGCGAATGCGGCGTTGAGTGGGCCGGGTGTTTACACCGTGCGGTGCGTCGTGGCCGCGGCCAATGGCGGGACGTTTGTAGTCGTCGATCCGAAAGGTGTGCAGATCGGAACGATTAACGCCACGCTCGGCGGCGCCGTGTTCGCGGATCGGATCAAGTTCACGCTGACCGCGAACGGCGGAGGGAATTTCATCGTCGGCGATGGCTTCGACATCACGATCGCGGCCGGCAGCGGGAAGTACGTCCTGTCGCTCGCGGCGGCGGTGGACGGGTCGCAGATCCCGGATGCCGTGCTCGCGGAGGCGACGGATGCGACTGCCGCCGACAAGGAAGCGATGGCGTACTACCGCGGCCGGTTCAACGACGCGGCGGTCACGCTGGGAGCTGGTCAGACGGTTGCGGGCATTCGCGAAGGCCTGCGGCAGAAAGGAATCGACCTGATCGCGGTTCAGGCCGCCTAAGGGGAGGAAACGGAACATGGCAGACCTTTTTTCGACGAATGTGCTTAATGGGGTTGTGGCGAGCCTGCTACAACCTCCGACATTTCTGCTCGATCGGTATTTCCCGAACGTGCAGACGGAAGACACCGAGGAAATCCACTTCGACGTGATGGATAAGACGCGGCGCCTTGCGCCTTTCGTCTCGCCGCTCGTCGAGGGAAAAGTGGTCGCGACGCAGGGCTTCCACACGCAGACTTTCAAACCGGCCTATGTCAAAGATAAGCGGGTCTTTGACAATAACCGGCCATTCAAGCGATCGCCCGGTGAACAGATCGGCGGATCCCTCACGCCGATCGAGCGAATGCAGGCGATTCTCGCGATGGAGTTGCAAGATCAATTGCAGCTCTTGACGCGGCGTCAGGAATGGATGGCGGCGCAGGTCATGCAGACCGGCAAGGTAACCGTCGTCGGCGACATGTACCCGTCGCAACTCGTCGATTTCCAGCGCGACAACACACTCACGATCGTCAAGGCTGGCGGGACGAAGTGGACGGATGCTGGCGTCAATCCGCTGAATGATCTGCAAGACTGGGCGCTGCTGGTGCTGAAGCTCGTCGGCGCGATGCCCCTCGATGTGACGATGGATATCGGCTCGTGGAAAGTTTTTCGCGAGAATCAGTTCGTCAAGGATCGGCTCACGTTGCAGCGGCAGCTCGGGCAGATGCCGACATTGGCGCAGGCGGCGCAAGTTGAGGAAGGCGGGACCTTCATGGGCACCGTCGATAACTTCAACATCTTCGTGTATGCGAGCTGGTATATCGATGACAACGGCGTGCAGCAGCCGATGTTGCCGAATGGCACGGTGCTGATGGGCAGCTCGCAGATCGCCGGATATAAGGCCTATGGCGCCATCCGCGATGAAGAAGCGGGCTTCCGTCCGGTGCCGTATTTCGCGAAGAGTTGGATCGAGAAGGACCCGGCGGTGCGGTATCTGCTCATGCAGTCGGCGCCACTCGTGGTTCCGTATCGGCCGAATGCGAGCCTGTGCGCAACCGTTCTGTAGATCGGACACGCCATATGCGCTATCTCGCCGCTGTCACAATCCACACGCCTAAAGCGGTTTTCTACCCCGGCGACGCATTGACGCTCGCTTCGTCGGGATTGTCGAGGGACGCCCTCCAGGAGCTCCTCGATCGCGGGGCGATCAAGATCGATCGATCCGCTGCTGATAAGGCTGCTGCTGATAAGGCTGCTGCTGATAAGGCCGCTGCTGACAAGGCTGCTGCTGAGAACGCAGCCAAATAATGTCGGCTCCTGCTGGATTCTCGTGGACGGACGCGCTGGACCAATGCAATAAGGCTCAGCGCGACGTCTTCGGGCAGGTAGTGACGTACACGCCTTCGGGCCGTGCGCCATTGCTTTTAAAAGCGATCGACGGTTGGCCGCGAGAATGGGGACCGGTTGAGCCGGGCGTTCTCGCGGTCAGGTCGATACGCCTGGCGGATCTTGCTCAGCCGCCGGCGAACGGGGACACCGTGCAGCTCGGCGATGCGATGTATGAAGTGATCGATGTCCGGACCAAGGGCGGGATCGCCTGGCTCTCGCTGGGCAAGGTGCGATGAAGAAGCCGGCTAGTCGAAAGCTGCTTTCTAGCGCTGCGATTTCGTGGCGCTTATGGAAGTACAAGCTACAATCGCGTGGACAAGCGGCTCTGTTTGCGAAGGCGGCTCGCCGATGATCCTGAACGACGACGATCTGCTGGACCTCGTTGTTGAGACCTGGCGCAGCATGCCGAACCTCGTCGCGGCAATCGGCGACGATCCTGCGGTGATCGTGGCCTACAAATTCGACTATCCGTCTGTGGTGAGTCTTGCGAAGGCCGTCGAGGCGATGCAGGCGCCTCAGTTGATGCTCGCCCATGTGCGGACAACAATTGCAAATCGCAAGGACGGCTTGGTTCACGAGTTCATTTGGTATTGCAAGGCACGGGGCAATATCGGAGCGATTTTTTTCAATTTGCGCGAGGACGTTCCGGCGAGCGTCCCAGGCGGTATGAAGTTCAAGCACGCGCAGATTCACGATCAGCTCTTGCCGCCAATGCTCGACGGCTATGAGGCGACGGCGCTGGTCCTTACGGAGCAAAGCTCAATCGATTTTCACAAGGGCGGTCTGATTCTCACGGAAAGGGGAATTGATACATGAGCCAGGAAGAAAAGGTTCATTTGCGCGATTTCGTTTGGATGAAACCGCCTGATGGCGGTGAACCGGTGCAGGTTCCGGTCGAGCCGCATGATCCGAATGCAATCGAGCATTCGCAGATCGGCCAGCACATGGCACAGGGGTACGTGCAGATATTTCCTGCCGAAGAAAAAAAGGAGAGCTAGACCATGGGCGCAGCTTTAACACAAGAAGTACGGACAGCGATCGGATTCAAGCAGCAGACCGACCTCGTGACCGCGCTCCTCGCGGCGAACATGTGGTCGCTCCGGCAGACCAATACCGACTTCATTCAGCCGGAGCTGGTCAATGAAAATGACGCGACGGATCTTGGTAAGGGCGTCTACATCGAGAACGAGTTCAAAAGCTATCTGAAAGCAGGCGGCGCATGGAATGGGCGCCTCACCGCGGAAGCCGCTGCGCAGCTAGTCGCCTTTGGGCTCGGCGCTACGACGAAAGTTGCGACGACCGCGGCTGGTGGATTCAAATACACGTCGATCGCTCCAGTATTCGCCACCACCGGCCTGGACCTGCCATCGACGACGCTCGCAGTGCAAATCCGGACGGGCGGATCAGCCATTACGGACAAGGCGATCCTCGGAGTGGTTTGCGACCAGTTCGGTTTCCAGTTCAACAACCAGCCGGGGCGCGATTCGGCGCTCTTCACTTCTCAGTGGAAGGGCACGGGTGCGTATGCAAAGCCGAGCACCATCGTAATCCCGGCTCTCTATACAGAGCATTCGCTGAACGCGGGCCTGGCGACGCAGTTGACCATGGTGGGATTTGATTACCTAGCCAATAAGCGATTTTCTTCGCTCGCTTTCAATTGGAACAACAACACGCGTCCCGGCTTTTACCTTGGCTCCGGTTCGCAAAGCGGATATCAGCTCGAAGGGCGGCAGCGCCGCGGCGTTCCGACCTACAGCTTGACAGCGACGGTCGAATGCGATTCTGGTTCGTCGGAAGAAGACACGCTACTTGCACAGACGGAGGGAACTGGAATTATCAACCTCCAGGGTCCCCAGATCGCGGCCGGTCCGGAGAACTACCAATTCAAAGTAACCTTCTGGCGCCTTCGCATACAGGCGACAAAGATCCGGGACGACAACGGGATCGCTTCGTACGATGTCACGTATGACATTCTGCGCGATGCGGCAAATGGTGTTTGCACCTTCGAAATCATCTGCACGCAGGACAATATCCTAGCGGTGGCACCGTAACGGAAAGGGCAGCAATGGAGGCACAAGGAAAGAACTTTATATTCGACGTGGCGCAGGAGTTTGTCGTGCGCGTGCCGCACCCTGATTTCGCGGACAAGAAAGCTTGCCGTCTGCGGTTCCCGAGCGATGAGGAATGGGCTGCTCGTTCGCGGCGGAATGTTCAGGTTCGGAAGAATTTGGGGCGGGATAAGTTCCGTACGGACGCTCCAAATGCGGCCGCGGAGGACCTGGCGCTTTTCGAAAAGATACGGATCGACAAGGACGGTCCTACATTCGATGAGGCCGAGGCATCCGTTTGTATCGCGAAGCTGGAAACCGCAGAAGTCACCGAGTGCGAGCGGAACGGAAATCGCTTCACGGTTACGCTGAAGGCCCCGGGCGGCATAACGAAGCACGAAGTAAAGATGCCGACACTGAAGCAGATCAGCGAATTCGGAAACGGCTCCGTGACTCCGACGGGCCGCCGCGATGGTGCAGAATATCGGATCGCTTTGGAGCCCGCGGCGCGGCTGTATGATCAGCTCGAACCGAAACCCGAGGCATACGCCGGCGCCGTTCCGATCGTGCACAAGGACGCGGTGATCCGCGAGATCGTTCTCCAGACGCGAAAGTCGATCGAGGACGACGACGACCCGGAAGCTTAGGGCCTGCGTGGCCGGAGCGCCCGGGGCTCCGGTTTCTCGCGCGGGCATGGCTTCGGAAAGAGGACTTGTGCGGTGGGCCTCGGGATTGCGCGGCGGCACATACCGTCACCTGTCGCGATTGCGAAGAATCTCGAGTACCGGCGGATATACGGATGCCGGATCCGTGCGGCGTGTGCGGATCGCGGGCATATCGTCGCGAACGCTGTGGGGAATGTCCATCGAATCGACTCGATGAGGCGATGCAGGGCGCCGCGGGAATGCTGCTTGCGCGGGCTCTCGCCAAACGGTCGATGCTCCAGATGAAGGTCTCCGGAACCGCGGACGACGTCGACGCTGAAGAGTTTCTCGCGATGCAGGTGCTTGAGGGCGAGATCGAGAGATATCAGAAAGAATTGCGGGACCGGGAAACTCGGGCCGCGCGAGTTCGCGTCCGCTAACCGACTTTCCTTTTTGCAAGAATGGCGCATTTCGAATACATCGGAATCGATCCTTTCCGGACGGATTTGAATCGTGTGCTATTAGCATCCGTCAAGAACCGAATTCTTTCGGGCCGTGATGTCAACGATCAGCCTGTGCCTGCATTATCGCGCGGGTATGCGCGAGCAAAGCAGCGACGAGGCCTGGCGCCCCGGCGTGACTGGACCTTCACGGGGCAACTCATGAATTCGATCGGCATCGTGCAGAATTCCGCGGGGCTCTCGATCGGCTTTACGAATCCGGTCGCGGTCCGAAAGGCTGCGATCAATAATGCGCGGGTGCGTGAGTGGGGCGTCTCGCCGCATGACCGGGAGAATGTGGTCGATGCAATCAACGCGATTCGCAACCAGCTCGTGAGGGTGGCATGAGCTATTCCGGAAATGTCGAGCCGATCGTTCTTGACGTCGACGAATCGCGCGTTCGCAGCGGCGTTCAGGAGGCCAATGCTGACATTGAGTCCTATCGGAAAACCGGTATTCGTGCGAATCAGGAAATCGGGAATTCCGCCGGCGAGACGAGCAAAAAGCTCAAGGTGCTGTCGAATGATGTAAGCGCGACGGACGCTCGCCTGGCGGCGATGGCATCGAATCAGCATTCGCGATTCGATAAGTTGATCGACGACGTTGAAAGGTTCGGCGCCGGGATCGAGCGAGCGGGCAGCGGGATCGAGCGCGTATTCAATGGTCTGCGACATGCCGCGACTGGGGCACTCGAATTCGCCGCGGCCGTCGTCGTTGGAACCAAAGCGCTCGCGGCGCAGGCGACGGCGAGCAATATCGCCGAGGCAGCGCTTAACCGCATCCGCGCGGGGCGCATCGCATATGCCGGGTATGTTGCGCGAGCTGGCGGCTCGGCGGCGGTTTACGATGCGGCGCTATTTACGGCGAGCGAGATCGCTGGCATTGTAGCGATCGAAAAGACGGCTGTGGCCGCGTATGACCGGGCGAAGGAAATCGAACGTAACGCGATCACGTCGTCGCGGGCTGGGATCTCCTATGGAGATCGCGAGACGTTGAATTTCATTACGGGCAGGTCAGGCGTATCACCGGACTTTTTCGACAATGCGACGAAGGCCGCGGGCGGCGTCGATCAGCTCGCGTCGAAATTGAGTCTCCTCGCGAGTGAGCGCGATCCGGTCGAGCGTGTTCGATTGACAGTTGCGGCCTTCGGATCGGACGCCGACAAGATTCTGCCGTTCCTGGGAGATCGCTTTGGCGAGAATGCGGAGCGCGTTAAGAGCTGGGGCCTGCAACTCAGCGCGACGGAACGCACGGATCTCGACAGCTTCCGGCGTTCGATCGATTCGCTCAAGGGCACATTCACGGGATTTAGCGATTTCTTCAGCGCCTGGGGTGAGCAAATTGCAATTCGAGCGCAGACGGCGTTCGCGGCAATCTATCGCGGATTGTCAGAGCTTGGCCACGATCTGAGCGCTGGAGATCGCGGATTCTTTGGCATCTTCGGGCGGTTCTTTGGAGATCTGGGTAGTCCGCAACAGATCGACGTGCAGGGATTGCTGAAGAATCGCAGCCA